CCCGAGAACTGGCTGCCGACGCCCATCTCGGCGATCTTGTCCTCGATCAGCTTCTTGCTGGATTGCGCCAGGGTCTTCTGGACCTCGCGGATGCAGACCGAACGCGAGCCGGGGTCGGCGATGTGCTCCTCGACCATCAGCTCGGCGAAGAAGTGGGACTTGCCCGAGCCACGGCCGCCGTGCGCGCCCTTGTAGCGGGCGGGCTTCAGCAGGGGCGCGAAGGCCCTAGGCGTTGCGATTTGCAGGGTCGACAACGACACGTTCGATCCTTTGGATCTGCACGGCATCGAAGTCCGCGTCGCCGACCAACGGCTGCGGCGCCTTACCCTCCAGTCGCTCGAAGACGAGCTTGATTGCGTCGAGGTCGCCGGCGACCGCCTGCTCGACCAGCTTCTCGGCGATTTCGCGGACCTTCTTCTCGCCGGATCCGCCCGTCGCGTTGACGGCGATCCGCAACGCATCGCTCAGGCATTTGCGCGACGGCGGACGGCCAGGACCGGCCTGGGTTTTATTTCCCGCAACGTCTTGAGGGCCCGACATTCAGGCCGCCACCTTGTCGAACCGCGCCCGGATGCGCTCGACGATCGGGCGGAGGTCGGCCCCCTGCCATTTGTAGAACGCGGCCTGGTCCTGGATGTAGGTCTCCGGGAAGCGGTAGACCTCGTCCATCTCGGCCTTGGGCTTGCCGTCGTCGCCCTTGGCGAGCGGATGCATGTGCTCGAGCTTCACGTCGGGCAGGTAGACCAGCCGGCCGGAGCGATGGGCGATCGCGAAGAGCGCGGTGTCGACGAAGCTGTGCAGGACGGTGGGCAGGACCAGCCAGCCGATGGTGCGGGCGAGCTCGCCGCCGATGACGGGATGGGTGGCGAGGTTCTGGCCGTGCAGGCCGTCGTCGCCATAGGCGAGGCGGTCGGGCCCGGCGGCCTCGATCAGGGCGCGGTCCCAGCTCTCGGTGCGCGGGATCAGGTCGTCGGCCAGCAGGCCGTAGACGGGCTCTCGGGGGAACAGCGCGAACATCTCGGCGACGCAGCCGTTGCAGCGGTTCGGGTGGCGCGGGCCGACGGTCTTCAGCCAGTTCTCGGGCAGGTGGATGGCGTCGTACTCGCCGAGCCGCGGGTCGTCCTGGTCGAGGCGCAGCCACACGGGATGCGTCGCGTAGGTGGCCTCGTAGGCGTCGAGGAACCGGCGGAGGTTGTGCGGGCGGCTACGAGACGGGAGCGAGAACATTGGCCCTGCATGTATTGTGGAATTTTGCGAACCACATTTTGCGCCTGGATTTCTGGCGCGTCAAGATTTGGTGGCGGTCGTCACGCCTTCCTCCGCAGGAAACTCGGGACTTCCATCGGGTCGACGACCTCGTTCGTGATGTCGCGGATCGCGAGATAGGCGGTCTTGCCGCGATCCTCCGCCGATCGCATCGCGCCTTGCAGCCGGCGGCCGATGTCGGGCCTGTCGCCGACGGCGGTGACGATCGTCCAGGCTTCCACGGCGTCGAAGCCGTGCGACTGCATCCGGGTCACGATGGCTGACCAGTCCATGCCGATCTGGCCGGCGATCTTCCCAGGGCGCGCCGAAGGCGTGCCTCCAGATCCAGAACTAAACCTAGATTGGTTTTCTAATTCTTCTGGCTTCTGGCTTCTGGCTTCTGGGTCGCGCGCGTCGTGAGGCTTATCCGAGGCCTTATCCGGGTCGGTTATCCGAACATCTTCGGTTCGCTTATCCGACTTCGGCGGAGTTGGGTTAAGCGGTGGCTTATCCTTCAGCTTCGGGTTCCCCCCGTTCTCGCCATTGATGCGGTTAACCGCTCGGCGGTGAGCGTCGCGCACCATGCGACGGCTGATCCACACGCCGTCCTTCACCGTGGCAACCCCGGCCGCTTCTAACTCCTGCATCGCCTTGCGGACGACGGGCAGCGGCGCAGCCACCTGGAGAGCAAGCTGCTGGATTGACGGCGGCTTGCCGTTGATGAGCAAATGTCCGTATGGATCGGCCTCGTGCATGAGGCACAACATCTCCATCCAGAGACCTCGCGCCGAAAGCGAGCACAGGCGCAGCTCCTTATTGGCGCGCCAGTCGGCCCAATAAAACTTTGACCACGGTTCGCGCTTATCGGCGCTCATTGGATGCTCCACCCCATCTCGTCTGGCTCCCGCAAGCATCTGGTCGCGCGGCGCAGGAAGCTCGGTCACGCGGCTCTCCTCTGCTGATCGGCCCTGAACAGCCGGTGGAGCTCGGAGCGCATGCCGTTGCGCACGGTGGCCGGGGCCAGCCCCATATGCCGTGCGATCGCGCTGATCGACCGGCCCTCGGCCCATAGCTCGAGCATCAGCCGGTGCCGCTTGTGACTGATGGCCCATCGGTTGGTGCGGGCGAACAGATCGTCGCGGGACAGGCCGTTGCGCCGGCAGAAGCCGGCGACGTGGGCGTCAATGCGGGCCGTGTCGACGGCCATCACGCGCCCCCCGGCTGGACGAACAGGCACTGCACCTGCCGTTCCGGCGAGAGGCAGGCGTAGATGTTCCAGTCCTTGGAGTAGTAGAGGCCCTTGGCGGTCTCGGTGAACAGCTGGCCGGTCGAGGGCACGAACCAGCCGCGGGCGGTCTCGCGCACGAAGTCGAGCGGCATCGGCTTGCAGTGCTCGGGGCCGCAGCAGTGCTCGCCGTCGGCGCGCTTGTAGAGCTCGTTGTTGGAGATCCAGCCGTGCTCGAACTCCTCACCGAGAGCCGCCTTGATCGTTCCCAGGATCAGCAGGGCGACGAACAGCAGCATCAGGCCGGCGGTGATCTTGCGGGCGGTCATGCGGCTTTCCTCCGAGAGGTCCGGCGCTCGGCCTTGAGCACCAGGGCGGTTGCGCGCTGATAGTCCTTGCGGGCCTGGGCGACGCCGTAGCGACGGCCGATCGCGACGCGGAGCTTGCGGTAGGCCTCTTCCTGCATGGCGAGGGCTTCGGCGCGGGTCATGCGGCACCCCCGAAGATGTCGACCTGTTCAGGTCGCTTCGGCTTCTCGATGTCGCGGAAGATGTCGCCTTGGCGCTGCGCTTCCTCGATCCGCTTGCAGGCGATGTCGAAGTAGCGGGGCTCGCGCTCGATACCGATGAACTTGCGGCCGAGGCGGGCGCAGGCAACGCCAGTCGTGCCGCTGCCCATGAAGGGATCGAGGATGGAGTCACACCCCGCCGGCAGCTTGCCGAGACACCATTCCATGACGGCGACGGGCTTCTGCGTCGGATGCTGCTTGCCGTCCTGCATGGCAAGAGCGCGCGGATAGTTGATGCGCCGCGCCGCCCCCTCGAACGAACACCAAGCAAGCTCGAAATCGGCAAGCGAGAAGTCCGCTTGGCCCCTGTCCCAGCTCAACCATTTGTCCGCCGGAGGGAGGACGTCCGTCCAATAGTTGCCGCCCCAGATGATCGCGTGGCGACCGGCTGCAGCAACGAGCCTGATGAGATCCCCTGGCGCGCGCTCTTTGTCCCAGCCGGGGGCATCGTAGTCGCGCCAACCCCACCGCTGACTGTTGCGTGTGCGAGCCGCGTTGATCCCATACGGCGGGTCCGTCACCACCGCATCGACCTTGCCGAGCGTCGGCAGGATCTCCCGGCAGTCGCCGAGATACAGCGTGGCATCGCCGATGATCACGGGCTCAGTCATGCTTCACCGCCAGCCACCGGCCCTCGCAGCCGTGGTGGCCGAGCATCGGCGAGCACGTCCAGCCCTTGCGCCGGTACGCCTCAACCTCGGCAGCGTTGATGTAACGGAAGGTCGCTTCCGTGCGCGCACGCGTAGCACGCAGCGTGCCAGTCATGGCTCAGGCCATCCCCAAGGCGCGCTTGTAGAGGTCGAGAAGGGTTTCCTCCTCGTCGAGCGCGTCCTGGTCCTTGCGGCGGATGGCGAGGATCTTGCGCATGATCTTCACGTCGAAGCCGGTGCCCTTGGCCTCGGCGAACACGTCGCGCACGTCAGAAGCCAGAGCCTCCCGCTCCTCGTGCAGCCGCTCGATGCGCTCGATGAAGGAGCGCAGCCGCGCACCCTCGATCCCGCCGACGGTTGACACAGACCGCTCGGCAACCGTGTCGCTCAATCCGGTGTTCGATCCATTGTCCATCGAAGCGCCTTGCGGGAAAGTGCCGGCCCCGATGAGCGAGGCCGGCTAGGTTCTGGGTGGGAGACTCCGCCGCGCGCCAATCCCCGGCGCGGCCCAGGGTGAGCTCAGGTCAGCAAGCGGGGGCGACACGCCGCTCGGGCTTGATGAGCCCGTGGCGAACGATGCGATCGGCCTCGGCAAGGATGTCTTCGCGGCGCGACCACATCAGGTGGCAGTCGGCGGCCCCGGGCACGCCGGCGATGCTCTCGGTCACGCCTGCCGTGATGCCGGCCCAGCCGTAGCGCGCCGCAGTTCCCTTCAGGACCTTGTCCGTCTTCGTCGTCGCGATGCACCAGTCGACGTCGAACAGGTAGGCCGCCATCAGCCGGGAGAGCGACGAGACGATCTGCGAGACGCGGGCGCCGCCGAGCTCCGGACGGTCGCCGCGGAGCGCAGGATCAACCCAGACGGCGCCGTTGAAGGCGACACGGCCCTGGATCCGGTCGGCGATCGGACAAGAGAAGATCGCGTACTCGGTGTGCTTCGCATCTTCGGGGTGGTCGTAGTAGATCCGCAGCGCCCGGCTCTCGCTCGCCAGGGTCGCGCCGCCGTGCCAGGTGTAGAGGCGCGACGCGGCGCGGGTGACGGACGGCAGATAGATGTCCTTCGACCCGTGCAAGCAGAAGAAATTGCGCCCCGTCAGGCGGGCGGCGGTGTAGCGCGGATTGAGCGGCGCGCAGTCGACGTAGAGCGAGTCCGGCCTGTGGCTGGCCATGAACTGGATGCCGACCTTCGCCGCCTCGTGCTCGAGCACGGTGACGGCGTCGACGATCGTCTCTCGCCAACGGCCCTCGCCAAGCAGATAGCTGCAAGCGGATGTGAGCGAGGGCCGTGCGTTCATGCGGTACCGGCTATGGGTTCCGAGGCGCAGACCGCGAACGGCGTGCGACCCTCAAGGTAGGGAAGGACGAGGCGGCGATAGCGCAGGTGCAGCGACACGCCGGGCTCGACCGCTACCGTGGCGTCGACGTCGTCGACGGCGGGCCGGCCCGAGTCCATGACGTCGCGCATGTTCCGCGCGCAGCCCTCGGCGTAGTCGCGGTCGAAGGTCTCTGTCGTCGGCTTGCCGATCAGCCGCTCGCGATCGACGGCGTGAAGACGGAATGCGGGCGAGATGTGCCCGAACAGCAGGTCGTCACCGCGGCGCGTGACGAGGGACGCACGCAGGTGCGGCGTCTGCCGCGCCATGTTGACCAGGCTCGACCGCTCGGCCTTGCCCGAGCTCTCGGCCCATCGGCGCAGATGGTCGGCTAGGTGCGAGCGCTTGGATGCGACGACGTCGAGCGACCGTCGGACGACGACTGAACCCAGCCGTGCCGGCGCGCGATCCGATCCGCTTTCAACAGGGCTCGCCGGGCTTTGGCCCGCAGCCGATACCACCGCGCGAGCGGCGTGAACGGCCGGAACAGCCACTTCAACATCCAGAGCCCTCCTCATCGCCTCGACTTCGGCAAGCTCGGCCGCCGTCGGGGCCTCCTCGCCGAACACATACGTCAGGAACTCGCCACCGAAATGGCGGGCCAGCATTGCAACGTGCGCGGTCGTCGGCGCCGCGCCTTCGGTGTAGAGCCGAGCCGCGCTGCCGACCGATTGGCCGATGATGCGGGCCAGGTGCTTGACCGCCGAATTCTGCGGCAGATGTTCCCGCAGATAGGCGCGGCTGCGTTCACCAACAATCTTGGTGATCTGATCGCGTGTCATGACGCATCTCCGATGGCAGGGTTGGTCCCGTCATGGAGTGCATCACTTCTGGTTGTCCCTGTCACGCCCGCCGCCGGTTGCAGCCGGCTGAAGGGCATCGTCTCTCCGGTCGAAAGCGGACACGGCGGCGCGGCCTCTCCCAGACGCGCCGCCGGTCCACCCTTCGCGCGGCGCTGATGCGGAACGGGGATAGGGCCCGTGCCCACCGCACGAATGATCTTGTCCATGTCGGCGCTCTCGCTCGACGTGTCGTCGAGAAGGCGGGCCGCAAGCGCGACACTCGCCTTCGCCGAAGCGATCTCCCGCCCGGCATAGCCGAGAGCGAGATCGAGAAGTGAGAGCCCCCCGGCTTCCATGGCTAAAGTCGCATCCGGTTGCGATGCTCGATCTCGGCGATCTGCGCCGCCGTGTACGCGCGGCCGCGGCCGGTCATGAACGCGAAGCGATGCTGAAGCCGCGACCAGCGGAAGCGCGCAATGAAATCGCGGAGCCAAGCCATCTACCGCCCCCAGCCCACGCCGGCGACGAGCACGTATGCGAGGGTCAGCCACTCCATCACGCGGCGTCCCTCTGGCCGAGCAGCGCCTCGACCGCCTGCCACTTCTTCAGCGGCGGGCTCGTGACGCCGGCCTTCCACCGCTGCCAGGTGGCGCGATGAACGTCGGCGGCCTTGCACAGGTCGTCGACCTTCAGGCCCGCCTGCTTGGCGCGCTCCTCTGCCGCGACCACCGGATTGGAAGCTTTGACCATCGGCGCATTAATGCGCACTTATGCGCAGTCGTCAAGCGCAGAAATGCATAGGGACGCAGAATGCGCAATTTTGCAGAGTCCGGGCATGCCGAAAAGCGATGCGGAAGCCCGAAAGCGCGCCCTCAAGGAAATTCAGGACGCGATGCAGGTGACTGGTCTCAAGTCATCGCCGCTCGCGTTGGCCGCCGGCCTGCAGCCCTCCACGCTCAACCGGTTTCTCAAGGACCCCGAGCACTGCACGGTGCCGTCTACGACGACGCTCGCGAAGATCGCCGCCGTAGTCCGCCGACACGCCAAGTCGGCCGAGCCGGACGAAGCGGAATATCGCCGCATGGCAAAGGCACAGGAACTCGCCGAGGCCATGGGCATCCGCCTGCCCAAGCAGAAGGTCATCAAGTTCGCCGACCTCCTGCTGCAGCTCGGCAGCCGCCCGGAAGACACCGAGACCCTTCTCGACGAGATGACGCGCATCCTGCGGGATTAGTTCGGCCGCGGGCGTGCCGTCTTTTTGCGCGCCTACCCCTACAACCTACCGGAGGACACCATGCGTAGCTTGCTGCGTTTGATGGCGCTTGCCGCCGCTTTAACCATCCTGCCGTTGCTTCCAGCCAAGGCCCAGAACGTCGACGCGGGACTTTGGTGGTCGCCCGCAAATCCGGGCTGGGGCCTGGCGATCGACGAGCAGAACGGCGCCCTGGTCGTCATCGCCTACACCTACGACAGCTCGGGGACCGGCATCTGGTACTTCACCAACGGCTTCATGTCCTCGCGGACCACCTATTCCGGCCCGGCACAGACCTTCCGCGGCGGCCAGTGCGCCGGCTGCACCTATACCGCCCCCTCGGTCGCGGGCGAGCTCGGCACCGTGACCTTCACCTTCACCCCTGCCCTCACGGGCGCACCGGCGACCACCGGCACCGTCTCGCTCAACGGCGGCACCTATGCGATCGAGCGCTTCAACTTCAATCTCGGCGACTTTCCCCACCGGATGCTGGGCCAATGGGCGTTCGTCTCTCGCGTGAACGGCGTCGCCGCCGCGGCGATCTTCACCTTCACGCGAGTTGGAACGGCCACGACCGGCGGCACCGGCCGGTTCCTCACCGCCGACGGCCTGACCATCGGCCAGTGCTACAGCTCGGGATCCATTGCCGGGCTCTGTGAGATCGGGAACTTCAGCTCGAGCGGCGCCCTGCAGCTCTACATGCTGTTCGACCCCCGCGTGACCAACTCGCTCGTCGGGCTCTACCTGTCGAATGGCCAGTATTGGCCCACGCTCGGGTTCCGAACGGCCGCTCGCAGAGACGTGACCAGCGTCGACGTGCTGCCTGACATGGTTTCCGCCATCCCGGAAAAGGCCGAGCAGTTCGGGAACATTCCGAACGAGATCAAGGACCCGCGTTTTCTGGTCACGCAGACGCCGGGCTGGGCCGATGATCGGGCGAAGCTTTTGAAAGAATAATTCTGATCACGGTTTAGTCACGATGATCACAGTTTTCGTTGAATCTTAATAAAACGCCCGCGATCCTGGGGACCTCGCCAAGGGGCGAGGACCGGGCCTGACCCGCCCGGCCCAGGACGCGCCGCTCGCGCATCCTCCGTGTAACACGGTACCGCTTGCCCCTGCGGGCAGCGCACCATGGGGGAGGCGTCGGGAAATGCGCGGAAGCAAACTGTCGCATGCACGGCCAAAGGGTCTTGCCAAACGAGCTGTTCTGGCTGCTCGGCCAGAGCGGCTGAGGGCGATTGCCACGGATCTCGCCGTGCTCGCGGTCGCCATGGCACAAGCCCCGAAAAAGGACGAACGGAAGATCGTCGAACGCTGGCTAGCCGCGCGCCGCTAGCATCTTCGTTGCCGCCCTAATTACAGGGCGCAATCTCGGCGTTGTGCATTTTTGCGCTTGCATTGTGCGCATAAGTGCGCAAATATCTCCTCACCACAGAGGAGACGCCGATGCCCGCCACCACCGACCAGCCGATCCCGCGCACCGAGGCCTCCGCGCTCGAAGCCGCCGTCGCTCTTGAGAAGGAGATCGACGCGCTCGCCGACAAGGCCGCCAGCCTCTCGCTGAACCTGAACCTGCCGCAGGACGTGAAGGAGGCGCTTGCCGAGGCGTGCCGGCACCTGCGCGACACGATCGCTGACAGCTGCATCGAGTGGTCGGTCCGTCGCTACGAGGAAGACGAGCCCCGGCGCGAGCGCGCTGCGGCCGCTTATGCCCGCGAGGTCGCGGCCGACGTGCAGCGCGGGTTCTGAGCCCGGCCGTTTGGCCGACGAGACACAGGAGAATGACGATGGCCGACTGGCAGCGAACGATCCGACTGAACCCGGAATGGGCACAGGCCAAGGCCGGTTCTCTCGCCATGAACGAACTGGCGCGGGTGATCGCCGAGCGCCTGAAGGCTCTGCCGCCGTTCGGGGTCGATCACCTGGACGAGGAGCGCGACGAGATCGCCATCGAGTTTTCAGAAGCAGCGCGCGACCCCTCCATCACGGGCGATGATCTCGATGAGGTGATGCGTCGCCTCTACGACTGGGCGGACACGAGACTCGACGACAAGCCCTTCGGCGGGAAGCGCGTCTGCTGGGTGGACACGATTTCTCCCGCCTCGCAGTCCGCCGCCTGACCCCGGAGATGTCCCCTATGAGCGAGAACGATATGAGTGCCGCTTCGCGATCAAGGTCTGAGAAGGAGAGCTTTACGCCGGGGCCGTGGGCCGTGAACCCGGTCAACGCTCAGGTCGACACCTTTGCGGGTGGAGCGCCGCTCGCCGTCTGCAAGCTGCTCTGGCCGACCGATCTCCGCAGCGAAGAAGAGACCGAAGCGAATGCCCGCCTGATCGCCGCCGCGCCGGACCTGTATGCGGCGCTCAATCTCCTGCATGACGAGATCGCCGACTACATCGCGATCAACAATCTCGGCGCTCTCAACAATAGCTCCTTGCGGATGGCCCGCGCCGCCCTCTCTCGTGCTCGCGGCGACCTCCCTCCTCCTGCGTCATCGGAGGGGGTGTGATGGACGAGAGCCGCCGTCTCGCGATGCGCCGCGCCCACTCTCGGCACGTCACTTACTGCACTTGTGGCGCAACCCCGCACGGCAATGGCGGACGAGCGTCTCATGCCGCGATGCACGCCCGCCGCAAGGATGGGCACTACGCGATGACGTACAGCACCTGGTGCGACGCGACGGCCGGCCGAATCCCGTGGCCCACGCCGACAACGAACCCCGAGACATCGGCGGAGGGTGAGTGATGGTCCGATTTTATGTGGCTTCGCATCGAGCTTTGAGAGAGCGCGCGCTGTGACCGACATCCCGATCATCTTCTCCGCCCCGATGGTCCGAGCCCTGCTCGACGGCAGGAAGACGCAGACGCGCAGGTTGGCATGGCGCGAGCCGGTCAAGGGCGCTGAGTACGATCCGCGCACGGACACGCAATGGAAGACGAAGCGCGAGCGTCCATCGCCCTGGCAGAAGGTGAAGCCGGGCGACCGGCTGTGGGTGAAAGAGGGCTGGGGAACTGACCCCTGCTACGACCACATCAAGCCTCGCGATCTTAAGGCGACGTGGCGGATCTATACGGCCCACACGGGCGGCCTCGTCCTCGGTTTTCACCAGGCTCGATCCTCGCGCTACATGCCCCGCTGGGCCTCGCGCCTGACGCTGCACGTCGAGGCCGTGAAGATCGAGCGGTTGCAGGACATCAGCGAGGAGGACGCGAGGGCCGAGGGCGTTCAGCAGGTCGGCATCGAGACGGGAGCGATCCTGGCGTCTAGCGCGCCTGTCGAAATCGGCTCTTACGCTGCCGCGTTCTGCGACCTGTGGGAGAGCTTGCACGGCCGCGAGTCCTGGGACGCCAACCCTGAGGTCGTCGCCCTGACCTTCCGCGTCGAGGCTCGCAACATCGACGCCCGCCGTCCGGGACCCACGGTGTCCCCGACCTCGAAGGCTCTCGAAAGCGAAGCCACACCGGGCCGTCAGAGCGACGGAGATCCCCAATGAGTGACCGCCCCGCATCGGAAGTGGTGAGCCAGTCCGGCCTACAGACACCGACGCGCTCGGAGGCCGAACCGTCGCGGTATCTCACGCACCCGCCGCTCACCACGCGGGAGCGGGAAGTGCTGAAGCAGGCGAAGGGCGCTTTCGAGACCATCCAGCGGCTGAAGCAATTCAACGCGATCTCGGCGTCAGTCGGCACATGCGCGCTCGACGAGATCATCCGCATCCTGGAGGGCAAGTAGATGCTCGACCACACCGCCTGGACCACGTTCACCAAGTGCGAGCGGGTCGCCGACCTCGGCCCCAACCAGATCGCGTGGCTGAAGGCCAACATCCCCGGCTTCGCAACCATGAAGCAGCAGGCCGATAGAGCCAAAACGGAAGTCTCCGGGTGTGCTGGTCGCGCCCAATCGTCCGAGACCGTGCTTTCGCCGGAGGTGACCACCCATGAGCACGACTGAGCGCGACATCTTCGATCTCGGCAACCTCGTCAACTGGCTCGCCACCCGCGCGCCTGACGAGCTTGCTCGAGACCTTCCCGATCTGGAGAAGGCCCGCAACACGCTGAACCAGGTCATCGGCCGCGCCCGCGAAGGAGCCCGTCATGCTGCCTGATTACTACCGACACTCGCCCTCGTCGGGGAACATGTTCCGCGAGGCTCCTGACGCCTGGCTCTGGCGCTACGGCTTCGGCAATCGCGACGAGAAAAACGCCCGCATGGCGATGGGTTCGGCGGCCGAACACGGCGTCAACGTCGCGCTGACCTCCGGGCTGTCCGACGACGACGCGGCCGATGCGGCACTCGCCGAGTTCGACAAGCTCATGCAGGGCGAAATCTCGGCAGAGCGTGACGCCGCGCCGCTGATCTGCAAGCAGATGCTTGCCCTGCTCCGCCCGTTCGGCAAGCCGCTCACCATCCAGAACGTGGTGAACCTGCCCACGGGCCAGCGGTACGGCTTCGGCTATCCGGTGAAGGGCGTCACCGACCTCGGCTACGACGAGTTCTATCTGGACCTCAAGGCGACGATGGCCTGCCCGTCCGCGCCGAAGTTCAGCCACGTCTGCCAGCTCGGGGCTTATGCCGAGTTGACCGGCAAGCCGCAGAAGATCCTCTACGCCACGCCCAAGCGGGCGATGCTCTACGACATCACGCCCGAGGATGCGGCCTATGGCTGGTCCGTGATGCAGGGCGCATGGCGGCGGATCGAGGCCCTGGCGCGGACCTATCCGACCGCCGAAGCCGCCGCGGCGATCATCCCGTTCAACCCCGACAGCTTCTACTGGTCCGACGCCGACAAGGCGAAGGCCGCCACCATCTGGAGTATCTGACCATGTACATGCCGCCCAACAACGGAGGCGACTTCACGCCCCCGCCGGCCGGGACCCACCTTTCCATTTGCTATCGCGTGATCGACCTGGGCACGCAGCAGGTCGAGTGGCAAGGCGAGACCAAGCAACAGCACAAGCTGATGCTCTCCTGGGAGATCCCGGAGGAGAAGATGGAGGACGGTCGCCCGTTCTCAATCTCTCAGCGCTACACTTTCAGCAGCCATGAGAAGGCGCGCTTCCGCCAGGATCTGGAAGCGTGGCGCGGCGCGAAGTTCACCGAGGCCGACCTCGCTGGGCCGCCGAACGGCTTTCACGTCCGCAAGCTGCTCGGCGTGCCTTGCCAGCTCACCATCGTTCACAACGTCAAGCAGGGGAAGACCTACGCCAACATCTCGGCGGTGACGAAGCTCATGAAGGGGCTGACCGTCCCGCCGCTCGTCAACGAGAAGGTCTACTTCTCGCTGGACCCGGCGGAGTTCTCCGAGGACGTCTGGAACAAGCTGTCCAGCGGCTTGCGTGCGGTGATCGAGAAGTCACCCGAATACGCCGAGCTCCGCCGGCCGCGCTCTGCAGAGCATGTGGGCGAGGCCCCGCCGCCGCGTCACCACGACCTCGACGACGAAATCCCGTTCTGACCATGTACGAAGTCCGAGCAGAAATGCAAGTCGATGCTCAGCGGGTTGAGGCGATGCCGCTGACCGTCACCGTCACCATGAGCGTTGCAGCGTGGCGCAAGGTCATGGTCGGGCTACTGCACACCAAATCCCACCACACCGCTGTCTCCAATCTGGAGTGGGCGATCCGAAGCAGCGTCGAGCACATCGACAAGGCGACCGCGACCAAGCTCAAGGTCGGGGACCCGCAGGACACGCTCGCATGACCGCGCTCGACGGCATCCCCCTGTTCAAAGGCGAGGCCATGTTGCTCTCCTGGGGCGATACCAGCTCGCGCGGGAAGACCGTGACCTTCGCCCTTCACCCGGACGAGTGCGGGGCGGTTCATCCGTTCCGCGACCTCGGGACGGGCAAGCACGGGCAGCGCTTCCAGCTTGTCGCCGTCCCCATCACGGATGACGGCGAACCCCTTTCTCCCGAGGCGTCCAGCACGGAGCCGGCCAGCGATGGGGTTGCGGCCGATGCTTCTGGCGCTCCCCCGCAAAAACAGCCAGGGGCCGCCTCGGGAGGAGCCAAGCGCGTCAAGACGCTGCCCGAGATCGTCGGGATGCGATGCAACGACCCGGCCTTTCAAGAATGGGCGAAGAACATGGCGGGGCGGGTCGGCGTGTTCGACGCCGAAGACGCTGCGGTGTTCGTGCGCCGGCAGTGTCGCGTCGATAGCCGGAAGGAGATCCTGCCGGGCACCCCTGCGGCAGCGATGTGGCTCGCTCTCGAAACGGACTATCTGGCCGACACCGGCCAGATAGCGGAACGCCGCCGATGACGCTCCTCCTGCCCAAGTCCGAGATCGTGCGCAATCAGCGGTGGCTCGACCACCTGAAGACGGAGCGCTGCCTGATCACCGGGCAGTTCGGCTCGGAGTTCGAGGGCATCGACCCCGCGCACATCGGGACGCTCGGCAAGGGGATCAAGTCGTCTGACGACGAGGTGTTGCCGATCCTGCACCGCTTCCACGTCCTCCAGCCGAGCATCGGCGAGATGACGATGTGGCGGAAGCACCTGCCCGACCACGTTCTACGCGCCGCACTGAAGGCTTACGCCCGCGAGCTGTACGCCGAGTGGCTGCGCGATCAGCAGAGCAAGGAGAGGCCGTGAGCTATCTCACACCCGAAGAGGCGCGGACACAGCCGTGCATCGGACCCATGGTGTGCGGCTTCAATGTGCAGGGAGTGCGGCTATGCGCGGCCGAGGGCTGCAAGCTGGCGTGGCGGTGGCGTAGGGAAGTCACCTACACGGACCCGAGCATGCGTGACACGCCGATGGGCTATTGCGGGCTCGCCGGCCCGCCGCAGGAACGCTTCTGATGGCCTCCCCCTTGTCCCGAAACGTAGTCGATCCGGCACGGGCTCGGTCTGAGTTCAGCAATCCGAGCACACGTCCTCAAGGAAGAAGGGTAACGACGATGAAAGCTGAGATGAGCGACGAGAGCTTGGTGGCCATGCTCACGAAGGATGTGTGCCGAGGCGAATACAGGTGTGAGAACTTCGTGCCCAGCGCCGACTGCTCGTGCGCGAACATCACCGAACTCGCCCGTCGCCTCACCGCCCTCCGTGAAGAGCACGCCAAGCTGACGCGGGCGCTGAAGAAAGCGGAGCGCGAGCGGGACGAGAGCGATTACGCGCTGATCATGTCGAACTCCGACGAGTGCAAGTGGAATAGCCGCTGCCGGAACGCCCTGGGGGCCGCCGCCGCCCGCGCCCGCGCAGCGAAGGAGGGGCAAGCCGTCACCGTCGAGAAGAAGGGGGAAGAGCGATGAATTACCCGAAGGTCTGCGAGCGACACTGCTCCGTCTGCGAAGGCTCGGACCATCACTGGATGCCGGACTTCGATGAAGAGACCGGCGATCCGCACATGGCCTGCAAGCACTGCGACGCGACACGCGAGATGACCGATGACGACCACGATTTCTGAGCGTCACCGTCGAGAAGGATGCAGCGGAATGAGCGAGTACGACGATCTGGTGAAACGGTTGCGGTCGCACAATGCCGCAACGGCAGAATGCTACCTCCTGGCCAGCTGCGGTGAAGCCGCCGCCGCCATCACCCGTCTCCAGTCGGAGCTATCAGCGGCGAAGCGGGAGATGCGCGAGGAATGCGCGAAGGTCGCGGATGAATGGGGCTGGTCTAGCAAGCCGGACCACGCTCACGGGATACGAGACGCGATCCGCGCCCTCCCCGTCTCCGCACCGGAGCCCTGGGTGGAGAAGGTGCGAAATTGCCTGATCGACACGCGCGTTTGGCTCTGCTCGTGGGCTCCAACCCCGAAGACTGACGACGAGAAGCGCAGGGCCTTGACGTGTCTGTATGAGATCGGGGAAGCCCTCAAGGCCATGCCGGGGAGCCCGCAATGAGCCTAGAGACCAAGCTCGCCTCGGCTGATCCACAGCCTGATTTTAGTTCGCTTCGCCTCAATTCCGGCAACCGGTGAGGACGGCATGAACATCGCGGAGATGATCGAGCGGCTGGAGAACGCCACGGGGCCGAGCCGCGAGATGGACGCGCAAATCTGGCGCGCCGTCACGGGCGGCGAATACCTGATCACATCGCGCAGCCCGCCCGTTGCTATCGGCGGCGCGACGATCCCCGCCTATACGGCGAGCGTGGACGCGGCGGTGACACTGGTCCGCGACGGCTGGTCATGGACGGTCGGCAACTGCGACGAAGGGGACGCTCCTTGGGCGTGCCTCACAAGCCCGCTCGATAGCGACGAGGATGGTGGGTGCAAGGACTACCACGCATCCGCCGCGACCGCGCCGCTCGCCCTCTGCATCGCCGCCGTGCAGGTTCGCCAGATGCCTCCGCGTGAGGGCGAAGCCACCCCCAAATCCCTTCAGGAGATCGGACATGGAGATTGATGAGAAGGCGCTAGAGGCGGTGCGCAAGGCAATCCGCGAATGCGACATCCGCGAGGATCATGTGCTCGTCGCGATCCGGGCATGGGAGGCGCACCACCCCGCGTCTCCGCCGGCAACGGTGGAGCAGTTGCCGCCGTGCGTCATCGATGGCGCTCGCGTCGGCCCTGGCGTCACGCTCGGCTACAACCAGGGCTTCGAGGAAGGACGCGCGGCTGCCGCTGAGGTGATCGGCAACGTCACGAAGCTGCTCTTCGTACTGCCCCGCTACGACGGCAACGGTGGCGCCAAGCTCGGCGAGAGCGTCATCGTCCCGGCGAGCAACGGCCGCTACGTCGCGCTGGAAGATGTGCGCGACCTGCTCGACAGCGCGTCGCGGCAGGAACCGCAGTCATGACGACGGATGCAAGCGCCCATGATTGGCCGGGGATGTGGCGGGGCATCGCGGTCGTGGTCAATCAGGTGGCCAGCACGCCGGGCCTGCCCGAGGCCCTTTGGGACGAACACTCGGAACTCGTCACGCGGCTCGTAACCGCCATGACCGAGCTGTCCTTGGCTGTGCATAGAGAGGGAGGCTCGGCATGAAGCGAGACTTCATCGAGGATCGCCAGTGGCGCGGCCCGACCTGCATCGATTGCGGTTGGCCGGTCACGATGGGCGCGCACACCTGCACGCCTCTCAAGGGTTCGACCATGAGCGTGCCGGATCGAACCATCCTCGTGCCGAAAGGCGTTGCTTCCCAGCTCGAAGGACAGCGTTCAGCAGGACGCGAAGCAAATGGCTGACGAGACCATGACGCTGCTCGACAGGGCGCATCCGATTTTTTGTGTGCTTCGCCTCACGCTGAGAAACCAGGAGAACCTATGACCACCGAGAACGCTATCACCGCCCTGACGGGTGACGACCTAGCCGTCGCTGAGCAGGGCCTTGCGCATCTGATCGAATGGTGGCGCGCGCAGCCCGGCCGCAGCAAGTTCAAGCGCGACCAGATCGCCGCCGCCCGGCTGCTGCGGTCGAAGCTCGCGTTCCTGCGGAGCCTCGCCTACCCGTACAAGTCGGGCGCGATGGAGATCGGCGCGCCAGACTTCGGGGCAGAACCGCTCATGCGTCCCGATCGCCGCGCGTTCCGGAAGGCGCAGCGCGCAGCCGCCAAAGTGAACCGGCTTCTGCCATGAACGCCGCCCTCCTCGCCGACCTAACGAAGGGGACGTGAAGTGGTCGAATGGGAAGTTGACGAGCACGGCTACCCTACGGACGCGAGCATTGCCGCGATCGAGGCGCTGAGTTTCGAGCTCCACCCCGTCATCGAGGGCGCTCGGTTCATGACCGAGACATTCCCGGCGATGGCTTCGACGCTGCCGTGCGGGCAAGTGACCGTCGCTGACATCGACAGCCGCGGCTTTCCGGCGAAGGAGATCCGGTTCGTCACGGGCGGCTGGAGCGGCTGCGAGGACCTGATCAACGCCGTCCTCGGCCATGTCGTGCTGCGGCACCTTTACTACGCGAAGTGGGAGCGTGGCGGCCTGCATGTCTTCGTCGTGCCCACGAGCCACCTGAAGCCGGAAGAGACTCCCGCGACGAACGCCGCCGACACCGGCAGCACTCGCAAGCAGACGGAGCCAGAGAAGAGATGAAGATTCTAGGACTGGCTTCGCATCGAGCAGGGATAGAGCGGAGGGTGGGGTAGATGGTCCGCTGCAAACATGCTTGGCGTGCCCGGGAGGCGTACAGGATCGACGCAGTGACGGGCAAGACCACCGAGGCGATCGGCCCGATGCTTTGCGTCTGGTGGAACAACGTCTCGCCGTTGCTCGGCACGGTCCCGCCGTGGCTGACCCGCAACGCCGGCGCCGGCCATCTCCTGAATTATCCGGACGACTGCACGTCGTGCCCCGTCTACGAGAAAGCGCCGCCGGAGGACCCGCACAATTCGGACCCCGGCTCTCCACCGAAAGAGGCTCGCTGATGCAGGCGAAGCCAGTCCAAATCCTGCCCCTCCTCTCACCAGGGCGGTAGGAGGAACACCGTGACCGCGAGGCGCGACATTGTTCCGGAGATGACACTCGAGGAAGTGGCGGAGCGGCTGCGAACCTCGACGCGGACGCTTCGGCGCCGGCTGGCCGAGCACCCGGAAGTCCGGCCCTTGCAGAACGGCCGCTCGATCCTGTTCGATGAACCCGCCTACATCCGGCTCAAGGAAGCCCTGAGGTCCCCATGCCCTACAAGCTCATCCCCCCAGGAAAGCGAAAGGGGAACCGCTTCTACCTCATCCGGGGCACGGTCGCCGGCCAGCGTTTTGAGATCGCTACGGGCACGTCGGACGAAAAGGAGGCTGAGCGAGCTGCGCCAGGACTCGTTGCCGCCGTCCTCGACGTCGGAGCCCAACGTAATATCGATCCGCAGACCCTGACGTTCACGCAGGCGGCGACGCTCTACAAGGAGTTCCGCCAACCCTCGAAGAACGACCAGCGGTACATCGACCGGATCGTTGCGCAGATCGATCACAAGGGCACCCGCCTCGCCGCGACTATCCGGCAGGCCGACCTCGTGACCGCCGCCAACACACTGCACCCGGGCGAGAGCAACCAGACGAGGAACCGCCAGGTCATCGCCCCCGCCGCCGCGATCCTCCACTACGCCGCCAAGAACGAATGGATCGGCTACCGCAAGTTCGAGCGCTTCCGGGAGCCGAAGCCCAAGACGCGATCGGTCGGCGACGAGGTTCCGCGAGTGCTGCTCGGGAACACCAAGGGCAAGCAGCGGCTGCTCATCCTGTGGCTCTTCCGCCAGGGTTCGCGGATCACGGATACCGTCAGGGTCGAGTGGCCACAAATCAACCTTGAGGCGGCGACGGTCGAAATGCTCGTCTCGAAGAAGAGGGGCGGCGCGGAGTGGCGGACCTTTTCCCTTGACGACGACCTGGTCGCCGCGCTCGCCAACGAGGACAAGGCGCAACCGCTCTGGCCATGGGTCACGCGCGCCGGGGTCTACAAATGGCTCATCCCGCTCGTGCGCCGGCTGGGCATCACCTTCACGCCCCACATGGCCCGCCATACCCGGGGGCGGTATCTGAACGCCACGGGCGCGGGCCTGAGGACCATCATGCAGGCGCTCGGCCAGGACGATCCGAAATCGGCGATCCGCTATACGGACGCGGATATCGAGGTCGTGCGGGCGGCGCAGCGGAAGGCCATCGGCGCGGGGGAGAGGCGGGGGAAAAAGAAATGAGAGCGTTCAATTTCAAGACGTTACGTGCTATAATCGCACCCTTGGTAAGGGTGAGGTCGACAGTTCAATCCTGTCCGGCGGCACCATCAAAATCCGCTGATTTCCGCCCTTTCCTGCTGGTTTCCGCAAAACGCCGCCTTGGCGATTGCGGCCAAATCCTGCGTGAACGAGGACGGAACATGACAGCGAAGTGGGGGAAAGGCTGGGGGAAGATTTTCCCGGTCTGTTCCGGCGGAGCGCCGTGACCCTCCCCCTTCCCCTGGACGACTTCTCCAAGCTGCGCCTTGGCGAGGGGATCATCCGGTACCGGCTCTATCAGCAGGACGGCTCGATGGTCGAGATGACCTGCGAGGACAAGCTGAGCAACCGGCTGTTCGTGTCGTGGGTGCAGAAGTTCGATCGGTATACACTGCCCGCATAGACGGAGGACCAGATGCAGGACCAAGCACACGACAGGACGCGGGACCCGGACGTGATCTCAGCGGCCTACCTGCTGGACAGGATCGCAGGAGAGCGAGGGGTCGGCGTGGGGGATCTGGTCAAGGCCATCCTCGCCGATCAGCGGGAGATGAACTTGGCGCAGTCGCAGGCGGCCTACTTGGCGGGCGCTTGGGCCGATGCGACGGGCTCGGCCTCTATGCCGGCCGCGGCGGTAGACGGAGCCAGTTCTAAGCCTTGAAGTCCTCGGCTGGCAGACGGAGCCAGTGCGTTAACATGACGGGATGTCCTCCTACACCGTCGCCGAGTGGATCGCCCGAGGCGACAGGATCACGGCCTACTGCGGCAATCCCTGGTGCCCTCGCAAGCAGAGGGTCAGCGCCTTTCCCATGGGCGTGGAGCTTGATCTCTCGAAGCTCGATCCGAACCTGACGGCCGATCAGGTCAGAGCCCGCCTGAAGTGCACCGTCTGCGGACACAAGGGCGGGACCATCACCATGTCGCCGAACGCGCCGGGGATGGGCGGGCCGAGGGGGAGAAGCTGACGAACGGGGATTCAACTGCGGGGCGTGTTTTGCTACAATGCCGGGTGCTGCGGCTTCCGGGGGAGATAGGCCCCGGCGGTCAGTATCGGGAGGCGCCGGAGAATGTGCCGGCATCAAGGTCTTCCCGTGTCAGGCTCGGAGAGCTTAAGCGATCGGATGTCGGTAGCCAACCCGGCCCGCAGCACCTTCCCCCGATCACCGGGATAGAGGGAGACGGAGATGGCCGACGATCTGAAGCCTTTTGTGTGCAGCTTTCCATACGACGGGTCGCGTTGGGGGATCGAGATCTACGCTCGGGACTTCGATGACGCCAAGCGGCGACTGGAGCGGATCGGCACCAACGGAACGGTGGATGGCGAGTTTGTCGCAAAAGTCCCCGTCATGTCCGGCGGCTTCCTCGTGCCGCTCTATTGCTGGATCAGAAACCTTTTCACGCCGAAGCCAATCGGGTAGAATCCGCACATCTGTTCGCCAACGATGCGGCAGGTAGAGGCTAGCCATCTGCTCATGAGGGGATACTGAATAAGTCGGCCTCGCCTTAACCTGGTCGACCAAGTTCCTTCCGTCTACGCAGGGGCCGCCTCCACACCGGGGCGGCCCTTCGCGCATCGAGACCGATCCTCTTGGGGTGGCTTCGCATCAAGGATTGAGAGAGCGAGAGCGGCACCGAAAACGGCCACACCGGTTTCGGGACAAGATCAGGCGCTTAGTGCTTCTGCGCCCACCTACCGCCCAGCCGCGCCCCGGATCTTCTCGAACGTCCGCAGGCCACCCATTCCGAGCATGGCGAGCATGAGCTGCCAGAGATTATCGTCGAGCCCGATCAGCACCGGGGCATGGTGGATGCCGAGGAGGTCGAACACGCCCGTGGCGACCGGCCGGCCGATGTACTGGTAGGCGAGCGCCGCCGCGCACACCCAACCGATCGCGGGTCGCCAGCCGGCGACGAACACCGAGTTGGACTGCGCCTCGGCCTTGTTCACTTCGAGCTGCGCCTGGTCGGCTTGGCTGGCGACGCTCAGCAGTCGGTCCATCGCCTCCGCCTGCGCCTTTGCTCGAGCCTCGGGGTCGGGGATCAGGCCCACCAGCTTCTCGATGATCGGGCCGACGAACGGCAGGAACGCAGCAAGCGACATGGCGCCCTCCTAGAGTTTGTAGAAGACGTGCCAGCCGATCTCCGCGCAGGGCTGCCGGCCCTCCGACCATTTCGGCTTGACCGATTTGGCGTGATAGTGCGTGGCGCCTCCCGTCTTGTCCGGGAGCTCGCCGGCAATGGCGCGCTTGGCGATCTCGACGGCATGGGCGAACCAGCCATCCTCGCTCGCCTTGACCATGATCAGCTTGCCGCGGTTCGGATCGCCCTCGTTCCAGCACGAGAACTGCCAGGGCTTGCGGCAGACGCCCTCGACGCCCTCGCCCCACCAATCCGGCCTGCCGTCCTTGCCGAGGTCGGCGTTGACGCGGTTCATGATGACGGCGGCCACGGCTTCCATGCCGGCGACGCCCTCGCCCCTCGCCTCCGCCCAGATCGTGCGGGCAAGCGTGTCGATGTCCTGGGACCGGCTCATGGCTGCGGCCTCCGGAAGTTCTCGTTGAGGCGGTCCAGCTGGACCTCGATCCGGTTCAGCCGTTGATTGATCGGATTGCTGATCGCCGATAGGTCGCGCTCGCGGATGTAGGTCCGCTCCACTTCCTGCAAGCGGACGTCCTGACCGCTGACCCTGTCCGATAGCGCCTCGACCTTGGCAGCGGTCCCGCCGGAGGTGGCGCCGTAGGTGATCGCGGCCGCGAGAGCAGCCAAGCCCACCGTCACGAGCGGCCCCGTCCAGCCATTCCGCCGCCCGCCGTTCCCATTGTGCTCGGCCATGCTACCGTTCCCCCGTCGTCGCCATGGACTTACCCTCCGTGGTGGCGATAGGCCGGGGCGCATCGTGCAAGGACGCGCCTCGGCCGCTCCTCCGTCAGATGCTGGGCCAGTCGGCCAGGATCTCCGCCTTCCGCTCGGCGTCGATCACCTCGTAGGCAACCAGGGCGTCGAGCCCGGCGCCGGTCGACGGGTGGTCGCGCTCGTACTGAGAGGCCGCCTCGTAGAAGAGCCAGAAGCGGGCAAGCGTGGTCGCCTTCAGCGCGAGCGCGGCGTCGATCTCCTCCCCGGTGAACAGGTTCAGGAACTCGAAGCGGGTCAGCGCCTTCGGCCGTGCGGTCGACGTCAGCGGGTGCCAGTGCTTCTCCTCCGTCGCCCCGCTCGGATGCGTGACGCGCACCACCACGCCGTAGTGCGTCTCGCTGTCGAGGTTGTCGGGCTGCGGCGAGACCGGAGAGCCGCCGAAGCCGCTGATGACCTGCAGGTTGCCCGGTCGCGCAAAGGTCGCCATGGGTGATCTCCTTACGGCTCGAGCCGGTACCAGGCGCCGGCGCGGCGCTCGTTGTTCGCCGTGGCGTTCTGCGTGGTGTCGACCTTCATCTCGACCAGCAGGGACACCTCGAAGCGCAGGCCCCCGCCGAAGAGCTCGACGCCGTTGCCGCCGACGAGCGCGTAGCTGGTGAGGTTGCGCGCGTTCATGACCGAGTTCGTGTTCGCGAGCGGAACCGGCGTCGTGAAGATGTAGGCCGAGTTGATGCCGGTGATGTAGCCGAGGCCGATGCGGTAATTGACCGTGCCCGGTGCCCAGCTGATCTCCACCGCCGTTGCACCGTCGCGCGTGATGCGGATGTAGGCCGTATCGGCGCCGTCGGCGATGCAGGGGCCGACGCAGCCGAAGAGTTGGCCCCGGCCGGTCAGGCTCACCACCGTCTTGTACGCCCCGCCGGTGAACTGGCTGTCCACCTGGGCGCCCGAGGAGCCGATGCCGTACTGCGTATCGGTCCAAGCGGTCGCGCTGCCGAGCGGCGGGCCGCCGACGCCGCCGAAGGAGACGCCCTCCGTGGCGCTGTTGCCGAGCGTCTGAAACCGCGGCATCTGGCGCGGATCGACGAGCCCCCGGCCAGTGGGATTGAGACTTGCCATGGCTTACATGCTCCAGACGTTCGTGGTTCCATCGGCGAGCGTGCCGACATAGTCGAAGCGCAGGACCCCGCTGAAGGCGCCGTCGACGGTGTGGGTGCCCGTCGCATACCCGCCGCTCGGCAGCGCCAGCTTGTTCGCACCGAAAGCGATGCTCAGCGTCTGCGCGCCGAGCTTCTTGACCTCGATCCCGGCGTCTCCGGCGGTCGGGGTGGCGGGCATGGTCAGCGTCTTGGCGGCCGAGCTGCAGTCCATGGCCACCCGATCGCCCGCCGCAGCGGTGTAGTCGGCGGTCTTGATCGCGTAGGGCCCCCCCGCGGCTGTCCCGCTCGGCGCGCCCTCCACCACCCATTTGTCGAGGGTGCTGTCATAGGTCAGGCCGATCACGCTGTTGGCCGTGAGGTCGCCCGCGGCGATCGTCGTGTTGCCTGGCTTGACGATGGTCTTCGCGGTCAGTCCGTCGACGGCCAGGGTCGGCGTGGCGCCGCAGGTCTGGTCGAGCTTCACGCGGACGTGCACGCCGTTCGTCAGCGCCACGTTCTTCGGCGTGAAGGCCGCCGTGTACGCGGTCGAGGTGCCGCCGGTGGTGGCGTAGGCCTCCTTGTTGAAGTTCGCCGGGGCGGAGAGGTTCGTCGGCGCCTGGATCCCGATATAGGCGGCGGTGAGGTTCGAGGTCAGCGTCGTGCCGGTGTCCATGACCATGGTGACGGTCGTGTTCGCGGCGACGTAGCTGACCGACTGGATGGTGCCGTAGAGCGTCGTGCTGTCGTCGAACTTCATGCGCCGGCGCGCGAGGTAGACGGCGGTCAGGTCGCCGGGGGACGCGAAGGAGTTCCCAGAGACGAAGGTCGCGGTGTAGCCGTGATCGAGATATTCGATGCCGACCAAGGTGTTCTTGATCTTCGCCATCATCTGGCGCTCGGCGTCGTTCACCGCCGACGGCGGGCAGCCCTCCGCGGCGTTGATGTCGGCGTCGGCCGTGCCGTTGTTCGCGGCAGTGGTCGACCACGCCCGGACGTTATTGGCCATTGGCGGGCGCTCCTGCTAGGCTCGTGGAATGACCGATGATGAAGTCGCGCGCGCGGCCCTGGTCGGAGCCGGCGTGGTCCTGCTGCGGCCCTACTACGAGCGGTTCATGGATTGGCTGGCGCATCTACTGCAGCAGGCCAAGGCGTGGTGCGACGGCCGTCGCCGCTCCGGCTCCTAGCGCCGGCGTCGCATCGAGAAGCCCGCGGGCGAGCGGCTGTCGCCAGGACTGGCCGCCCAGCATCATCTGCTCGAGCATCCACCGCCCGGCCGGGCTGTAGGCGAGCGACGCGAGCGTGCCGGCGCCGCCGCCGAGGATCGCCGCTTCCGGGCTGACATGGCTCAAGCCGCCGAGCGCGCCGCCGCCGCCGAGAATGCCGAGCATGGCTCGCCCGGCGGTGCCGCTGTCGGGCACATTCGACGGCATCACCGAAGACGCGGCGTCGGAGAGATCCTGCATCCGCGCACGGCCCGCGGCGTAGGAGCGATCCCGCACGGAGGGATCGTTGCGCTTGACCGCGCTCGCGAGCTGATTGGCGGAGAAGATGCCGTCTTTCGCGCCGGCGGTGCTGGCGGCCGTTTCGACGACGGCGAGGTTGCCCCACCCGGTATCGATCTTCTTCAGCGCCGCCGCCTGGTCGGGGTAGTTGCGCGCGGCCATGTCGAAGATGAGGCCCTTGAGGTCGCGAAGATGCTTCGCGAGCTCGCGCTGCCCGGCGTCGCTGCTGCTCGCATAGCCCTTGATCAGGGCGCCGAGCTCGCTGTCGATCGCCTTCATGGCGGTGCCGTCCATGACACCGGTCGACGGCCCCCACGGGCTTTTCACCGGTGCCAGGCGCGGCGCCATGTTGTTCTGGACATAGCTGCCGACGACGCCCTGGAGGTCGGCGGGGAGCGTCTTCACCGCCTGATTGAGCTTGGCGAAATCCTGCAGGAACTGCGGGTCCAGCTTGATCTGCGGCATCTTCGCGAGCACGTCCTGATAGGCGCGGCTCAGCGTGTCCTGGGCGTAGGCAACACCCTCCCGGCCGACGTCGATCTTGTCGGGGAGCTTCTGGTTGATCGGCGCGAGGGCGCGGTTGATCGCGGCGCGGTTCAGGTCCTCGGTGCCGGCGCGCTGCCGGTTGGCGGCCAAGTCACCGATGATGGGGATGGTCCCGGCCGTCTTGTTCTCAACGGTCCGCGGCGCGCCGCCGAGGATCTGGCCCGGCGTCAGCCTGACGCCCTCCTCCCGAAGCTTTTGGACGTGCGGATTGTCCATTGCTTTCGGCGCGGCGATGCGTGCGGCCGCGGCCGTGAGCGGCGTCATCACCGCGCCACCTCCGGCGCCGAGAGCGGTCTGCTTGCCCTTCTCGCTCCAGAAGTTCTCGGTGTCGTAGACGGGCTGCGAGACCGCGGAGACACCAGCGCCGGTCAGCGCATTCCCTGCGGCCTTGCCCAAGAGCGTCGTGCCGGTCGGACCGCCGAACGGAAGCGTGCCGAGCACGTTGCCGACCAGGCGGCCCGTGTCGAACTTGCCCTGCTGGTCGCCGCGGCTGGCCTGGTATTCGTCCTCGACGCGCTTGTTGCGGTCCTCGACGATCTGCGTCTGCTCTCGCAGCCAGTCCTTGACCACCCCTTCGGGCGTGACCGCCGTCAACCCGCGGCCGATCAGCTGGGAGCCGGCATCGCGAACGGACGTCAGCCCGCGGCCGACGCCCGGGAAGGACAGCCCCGCCTCGCCGCGCTCCAGGCTCTCGCGCAAATTCCGGGCGCCTTCCATGACGAAGGCCTTGGAGCCGATGCGGGGGGCCGGGTCGACCACGAACCCCTCGGGCAGGGCGGCGGCCGGCGCCTCGTCGAGCTCGAAGCCGGGCGGGAGGGCGCCGGTCATCGGACAGGCACCCAGGCCTTGCCGTCCCACACCCGCTTTTCGCCGGTTTTCTTGTTCCTCGCGGTCTGCCCGACAAAGGGCGTTGCCCCCGCCGGAGGCTTGTCGCCGCCGGGCGGCTTGGCGGCTGCGGGCTCAGCAAGTCGCTCCGGTCCCTTGCCGGGTCCGTGGACCACGTCCATGGTCACGTTGTGCAGGCGGATCAGGTTGCGGCGCAGCTGCTCGTCGCTCTGCGACTGTTCCAGGTTGCCCCGGACGGCAGAGAGCAGCGCCAGCTCGCGCTCGGTGACGCTGCCGAGCGCCGCGCCGGTCGGGGATGCCTTGCGCATCTCCGCCAGTTTGTCGAACGCCGTGTTCGCCTTGACGGTATCGAGCAGCTTGGAAACGTCGTGCGCGCCCGTGCCGCCGACCTTCGCCACGACCGAACCGGCCGCGCCGGTGGTCGGGAGCGTGGACTTGTCCATAAGCTCAAGCGTGCGGCGGATGTCCTGCGACACCACATCGGCCGCGGTCGAGCGCTGCGCCTGGGCCTCGCCCTTCGCCTCTTGCTCCTTGGCCACCTCTCGCGCGGCAGGGCTGCCGTCGATCGGCGCCATGGCGTAACTGCCGTCCGGGTTCTGACGCAGGACGTGGCCCGGCGGGATCGTGCCGAACTGCGGGCCTTGAGACAGGTTGACGCTCATGCTCGGCTTGCCGGCGGCGCGGATCGCCTGCTGAGCCTTGATGTACTCCGGATCCTGCCAGTCCTTCGGTGCGGCCGGCGCCTGGAAAATGGGCTTGCCGTCGCGCCCGACGAGGTGGCTGCCGGGCGCGACCACCTGCGGCGCGTGGTCCTTCGGCAGCGCGTTCTCAGCCGCGGACTTGAAGAACTGCTCGGGCGCCGCCTCTATGAGGCTCTTGTGCGCGGCATAGCGGGGGTCCGCCGCGAGAGCCGCGCGAGCCTCCTTCTGCTTCTTCTGCTCCATCAGCTTCTCAAGGAAAAGCCGCTGTTGCAGGGCCTGCTGGTTGCCCTTGGCCATGCCCTGGCCGAAGCCGCCGAGGCCCTGGGCGAAGCCCTGCCACCCGGACATGCCCGGCTGCGCCATGGTCGCGCCCATCTGCGTCAGGCCCTGAAAGAGGGCCATCAGGCGATCCTGCTTGCTGAGCAGGCCGAGGGTGCCGGAGCCGCCGGCCGGCTCGTCGAGGTCGCCGAAGCTGTCGAGAAGGCCCATCTCTCACCTCACCAGAGCAGGCCGCGAGTGCCCGCGGCGAACTGACCCGCACCACCGAGGCCGGCGAACAGCGACGCCCAGGGATTTCCGCCGGCCCCCGTCGTCGTCACGGACTGGCCGGGGGACCCGCCATTGATGAGGTTCATGTAGCGAGCGAGGCTCTGCCACTCGGCGTTCTGGCCGAAGTCGTGGCGGGCCACGTCGGCGTCGATCATCTGTTGGGCCTTCGCGTCGCGCTGCTGGCCCACGGCCGAGGCGGCGTTCAGGTCCTTGTAGGCCATGTCCTGGTACTGGCCCTGCATGCCCAGGCCCTGCAGCTGCTGAGCCCGGTTCTGCAGGTAGGCGTTGCTGGCCGAGTTCAGCGCATTCATCTGCCGGTCAGCGCCGCTTTCGTAGGCGGAGCCGATCTGCTGGTTCGCCTGCAGCTGGCGGTTGGCGCCCTGGTCGAACATGGACGACAGCTGCTGGTTGGCCTGCATCTGCCGGTCGGCGCCCGTGTTGAACATGCGCGACTGCATGTCGAGGCCGCTCATCAGGTTCGAATAGTCGCCCTGCTCCGCCCTGGTCATGGCGTCGGACGCCTGCATGCGCCGGGCGAGATCCTGCGACGCGGCATCGGCCGACATGCCGGCGGCCTGCAGACGCCGCGACGCATCGCCCGACATGTCGCCGCTGATCTGGCCGGCGGCCTGCAGGCGCAGTGCCGCATCGCGGGTCGCCTGGTCGGCGGACTGCCCCGCCGTCGAGGCCCGGAGGCCCTGGCCCTGCAGGTACTGGCTGCCGAGGGTGCTGGCGGCCGAAAGCTGGTTCTGGCGCTCCTGGGCGTAGTTGCCGCCATAGATGCTCGTGGCGAGGTCGCCGAGGGTGCGCCCGAAGCCCTCGCCCGCAGCGTCCTTGACGTTCGCGTGCATGCCGGAGCCGTAGCGTCCGGCGGCGGACGCGGCGCTGTCGAGGCCGGGGGTCACGCCCTCGGCGAACTGCCGAGTGACGCCCCGGGCGGCGCGGGCATAGGTGTCGTCGAGGTACGGGTTGGCCCCGATGAAGTTGCCGTTCGCCGCGGCGCTGAGCGCTCCGAAGGCCGGGTTGTTCGCCTGAGCCTGGCCGGTGATCAGGTCGTAGGTGTCGTTGCGGATCTGGCTGTTCGAGCCGCCGCCGGTCTGCGTGATGTCGCCGATCGCGCCCTGCGAATAGCCGGCGATGTTGCCGCCCGAGCCGATCAGGTCGCCGATCCGCCCGTCCAGCCGGCCGGCGACGTTGCCGCCGCTCTCGATGATGTCGGAGGTCCGGCCGTAGAGGTTTTTCGCCATGTTGGCGCCGCCGGCGCCCATGACGCCCGCGAGCGTCCCGTAGGCAGGATCGGCGGCGTAGTTGTTGTTGGCCGCCATGGCGCTGACGTTCGCGGTCGCCGGGTTGCTGGCGTAGTTGTTGTTCGCCGCCATGCCGGCGAGGTTCGATGTCATGGGGTTGCTGGCGAAGTTGTTGTTCGCGCCGAGCCCGCGCATCTGGCCGACCGTGCCCCAATCGCCCATGCCGCCGCCGGAGAACTGATCGAGCGCATGCTGAGAGCCGGCGCGCTGCGCCTGGCCGCCCATGCCTTGCGAAAAGATGGCGTTCATCGCGCTGTTCGACTCGTTGCCGAAGCCCGCGACGGTCTGGCCTGGGAAATACTGCGCCGGCCCCTTGTTGTAGAGGTTCTGCGCCTCGGCGTAGCCTTCGCGGACGTAGGGTTTTTGGCCTTCCCACGGCTCGGATTTCGAGGTCGAGGTCTGTCCGCCGCTGCTGCTAGGCATGTGCCACCTCCGTCCGCATGATCACGGCGTCGAGCGTCCAGCCGCGCAGCTTCCGCAGCCACGCCATGCGCCCGCCGACCTCGAACTGCTTGCACCCCTCGGCCTTGGCCCAGGCCTGGAACATCGGCTTGGCGAACGCCCACCAGCCCTCGAAGTCCTCGCCGGCCAGCAGCACGAAGCGGGCAACCCGCATCTGCGGCCAGACGCAGATTTCAGTGATGGCGACCATCCGAAGCTCGTCGCCGTCGACGCCGAACCAGAGCTGCATGTCGCGCTCGCGGATCTTGACCAGCAGGTCGGCGGACGCGACGCGGCCGTTGTCGTGCTCGAGCGCGCGCTCGACGAGCGGCAGCGCCTGATGCCAGACGCTTTCCGCGGCCGTGGAGTGGATCGGGAAGGCGCGCCTCATTTGCGCTTCGCCTTGAGCACGCGATCCACCTCGGCGCGGGCCTCTTGCGAGAGGGCGCGATACTGCTTTTCGTTCAGGATCCGCTCGCCGGTCTTGGCGCCGATGACGACATTGTCGGGGCCCGGCGGATCGATATCGAGCAGGCCCTTGCGGCCGACCTTGCCGCCCTTCGCGAACACGCCGGTCGTGTTGCCTTCAGCAAGAGAGGCGCCCAAATCAGCCGCGCTGACGCCGCCGCCGGAAAAGCCGCCGGCGCTATTGCCCGTCCCGCCGATCCCGCCGTAGCCGGCCATCATGTCCTCATCGGGCATGGACTGACCGCGCCCGACGAACTCGGCCGAGCGCTTCGACTGCTCATTGGCGAAATTCGCGTCGTCCATCTTGCTACCGAGCGTCATAGCGAACCCGCCGCCCGGCATCAGCGCGCCCAGGATCGCGCCAGGTGCGTGCCTCTCCATGAAGCTTCGATTGGCGCGATCCTGGGCTGCTTGGTTGAACTCGGCCTGTGTCATGGCGCCGTAGTCCAATCCTCGTCCCCCAGGCTTCTCGCCGTGGTGCCCCTCGCCGGTTCCATAGTCCACCGTCGCGGTCGACGTGGTCTCGTCGAGGATGGGAGCGAGAAGCCCGTTGCGCGGGCGGAACGACCGCGGCTTTGATGCGTCGATCAGGCCCATTACCCGCCTCCCACCTTGTAGGCAAAGACCCGGTCCGTATGGGTCTGGCTGTCGTGCGTCAGGATGAACTCGCCCTGCATGCGGGCGGAGACGTAGAGGCTCGACAGGGCCGCGGCGGCGCGCGCCGTGGTCGGCATGAAGGTGATGACGCTGTCGACGCCGACCCGCGCATCGAGCACGCTCGTCGTCGTGGTCGAGGTCGCGAGCGTCGCCGTGCCGGTCGCGTTCATTCGGCCGTCGAGCAGGCCGTTGACGACCAGCCGCATGCGGCTCAGCAGCTGCTTGGCGTCCTGCAGGGCGGCGGGGATCGGGGGGATCATATCGACCCGCTCGCCGTCGACCGCGGCTCGACGCCCTGGGCGTGCTGGAAGCCGCCGGTGATGTCGACCATGAAGCGGAAATAGCGGGCGTCGATGTTGAACGGGCACTCGCCGACCGCGTTGATCGTGCTGGCCGTGCCGGTCGTCACCGCGTCGATCAGGCGGTTCCGATAGATCGGCGTCACCGAGACCGAGCTGCCGACGTTCTGCACCAGAGGCCGCACGGCATCGAGCAGGGACCGGCCGTCGGGGTTCGGCTGAACCTCGCCCGTCGCGAGCGTGGCGGCCATGGCCGAGCCGTTGAAGTAGCCGAAGCGGTGCGAGGTGTCGAAGGCGCCCAGAAGCGCCACGCCGCCCTGCCAGACGTAGCTGTCGAGCGAGAACGGCAGCGCGTCGAGGCTGGCGGACACGGCATCGAGCCCGTCGAGCGTATAGCCGAGCGTGTAGGAGATCTCCGCCAGCCACTCTACCGCCTGCTCGATGATCGACCACCGGCCGGTCGGGGTGTGCAGGCAGATGATCTTGTCCGGCGTGCCGGCGCCGCTGTTCGTCGAGGCGTAGGCCCACAGCACCAGCTTGTTGGCCGGATCGACGGCCGAGCAGATGCGCGGCGAGGTGTTCGGCGACAGGTCGTTCAGGAACCAGGCGTCGACCTTCTGCGAGCCGATCGGCACCGACTGAATGCCGTCGAACCGGTAGAACCCGTCATTGCCGATGTAGTAGGTGAACCGGCCGTCGGAGATGATCGAGCCCGCATAGAGCGAGCCGCGCTCCTTCTCGACCCGCTGGATGTCGAAAACCAGGGGCGAGCCGATATAGTTGACCGTGTAGATCGAGCGTTCGCAGACGACGACGCCCGACTGCCCGCCGGTGATGCCGGTGATCGAGCCGCCTTCCGGCAGATCCTGGTAGTCCGACTGGACGTTCGCCGCGGCCGTGGTGCCGGGCGTCGGCCAGGACGTGATGTTGTTGATCGCCGGCCACCACAGCCGGCCCGGCTTGAAGCCGTCCGTCGCGTCCCAGGTGTTGCCGACCATCAGGAAGTCGCGGATCACCGCGGCGTGGCGGGCCTTGGGCGCGGCGGCGGACAGGTTCGCGAAGTTGGCGCCGGCGCCGATCGTCGTGTACTGGATCGGGTTGCCGATCTGCAGCGCCACCATGTAGTCGCCGAACTTGACGAAGCGCCAGAAGTCCGCGGCCGCGCACGAATAGGCCGTGCCGCTGCGGTCGGTCCACGTCGTCGACGCCGAGGTCAGCTCCAGCAGCTTCGTGGCCGTGCCGACGTAGTTGAAGACCGACCCGGTCGCGCTCTTCGCCGCGGTCGCGCCCTGCGCCCGCTCGGACAGTGCCACCATGGCGTTGACGAAGGACAGCACCTGCTTGTAGCTGGCCGCCGACGGAATGACGTTCTTGGCGATCGTCGCGGAGTTGCCGAGGTCGGGGAGGTCGGGAAGCCACTCGCCGAAGGGAATGGCGCTCATGGCGTGCCCGTGGCCGAGCGGATGGTCAGCACGCCGCCCGAGTAGCGGTCGGACTTGTCGGCCTCGTTGAGCGCGTTGATGGACCCGGCGAAGCTGGCGAGCCAGGCCGGCCCCATCTTGTTGCCGGTCATGGTCGACGACGCATAAAGCGCGCCGAACAGGTAGACGTTCGGAGCGTTCGTCAGCAGCCAGTTGGTGTCGGCGCCGGCGGAGAACGGGGCGAAACGCTGGTAGTAGAGGATCGACAGCGCATCGGCCGAGTTCGGCACGTCGCCGAGGACGATGTTGTCGCCCTCGATCGAGAAGACCTCCGGGATGCCGTTCGACGCATAGGGCTTCTCGAACAGCCGCTGCTCAGGCGAGACCGGCGTCAGCTTCCGCTTGGGATTGGTGTCGATGTAGATGTTGCGCATCGCGACATAGCGCGTCGGCAGCGCCACCGTGGCCGTGCCCGCGACCATCGACGGGGTCGCCGTCGCTTCCATGGCACGGATGCGCAGCGGCGGGATCTTGATTGCCCCCATGTCGAGGCCGAAGGCGATCCAGCCCTCGCACATGGCGATGTATTCGGGAATGCGCGAGGTCAGATCGCCGCGCGCAAGCCAGTTGGCGACCGCGGCCTGCAGCTCCGTGTAGGTCGTGATCGCCATTGGTCACAGGCTCGCGTATTCGGCGACGGCGGGCGGCGGCGGCTCGACGGCGACTGGTGCCGCCTCCTCCGCTTCCCGCTTCGCCTTCACCGCGGCGGCTTCGGCCTCGTATTCCGCCCGGCCGAGCGCGGCCAGCTGGTGCGAGTAGTCGAAATTGCCCGAGTGCCGGTTGTTCCAGCTCAGGTCGTGGTCGATGAAGATGCGGAAGCCGGCGTCGATCGCCCGATGGCAGAACCAGACGTCCTCGCCCTGGTATTCCTGCTGGCGCACCAGCCACGGGGTCATGAACCAGGGCTGCTCGACCTTGCGGAAGACGTCGGTCTTGATCAGGGCGGTGTGCAGGCCGACGTGGTCGTGCACTTCCTCGAGCCCGAAGTCGTCGGGGCCCGTCCAGATCGGATGACCGGGGCCGTTGGAGCTCGTCGGCGTGCACGGCAGCGCCCGGCGGACGGCGTTGCAGGCGACGAAATCGAGGTCGTGGGCCAGCAGGCGGTCGAGCGTGTCCTTGGGGAAGCGCGCGTCGCTGTCGAGGAAGAGGACGTGCGTCGCGTCCATCTTCAGCGCTTCCTGGACCAGCATCATGCGGGACTTCGGCAGCACGCTCAGCTGCGTGTTGACCAGCCAGCAGACGTGCTGCTCCTTCTGGTGCAGCCGGTTGAAGGTGCCCATCATCACCGCGACGTCGACAGCGGTTCCGGCCTTCCAGGTATCGCCGGAGGGGACGCAGATCGCGACGGTGGCCATCAGACGCGCCCCGGCGCGGTGCGGAGGTAGAGCCAGGCGGGATCGTTGAGCTTCCGGCGGATGGCTTCGGCGCAGTTCGGGTCGAAGATGTCGATACCCTCCTTCATCCACTCCTCGACGACGGTCAGCGGGATCGACGCGACCCGGCGCAGGTCGCGCGAAGGCGAATAGCCGTCGTTGAGCGTGAAGAGCCGCTTGTTGTTCTCCAGGATCGGCTCGCAGTCCTGGTACCGGCGGACGTGCATGTCGTCGCCGTCGAGCACGGTCTCGGTGATGATGCCGGCGCCGTCGTGCTCGATGTCGCGCATCAGCCGATCTCCACCGCGGTCACGCCGACATAGCCGGTGACGTCGTTGAGCACGGCGAGATAGCCGTATCCCGGCACCTTGAAGCGGTGCGGGTAGTTGGGGGCGAGCAGGATGTCGGTCGAGGTCGAGGCGGTGATCGCCGAGGACTCGCCGAAGCGCACCCAGGTCGCGACGCTCGCGACGATCTGGACGCAGGTTGCCGTCTTTCCGTCGCGGGTGGTCGGCAGGGACGCGGTGACGATCGCGTTCCCTGCCACCAGCCGCTTGGAGAGCCCCGCCGCAATCGCGTCGTCGGGGAACTTGCTCATGCGACGATGTATCCGACGACCGCGCGGCCGACGAGGCCGGTGGCGGAGCCCGAGACCATGATGCAGTTGAGGTACTGGTTCGCGGTCATCTTGACCCGCGGCTTGCCGCCCGCCGTGCCGTCCCAGCCGGCCGAGGCCAGGAGCACGTTCGACAGGTCGAGGGCGGTGATGACCGTGGTCCCCGACGAGGTCGCGAGGTTGCCGACGTCGACCTTGCAGGTGCAGCTCGCCGCGGAGCCGGTCTGGATGTCGAGCAGGTAGTCGGTGACGTAGATGTCCGCGCCGTTCTCCTCCTTGTTCTGGAAGGAGGCGAGCGCGGCGCCGACGCCGGCCGTGGCCAGCAGCGGCATGACGGCCCATTTCTGGGCGCGGTAGGTCTGCACGCCGGCGCTCGATGCCGACGCGGAGCTCGTGTTGGCGGAGGTGACGCCGCCGAAGCGCGCGACTTCCTTGCCGTCGAGTTCGTTGATGAGCGAGCAGGACCCGTCGGGGTTCTGGCGGAGATTGACTGCCATTTCTGGCCTCCTTGAAAAGGAAGAGGGCCGAGCGCTGTGGCCCGGCCCCGCCCGGTTACGAGGTGGTCAGATCGGCGATCGCGCCGGAGGCCGCTTCGTTGCGGCTTTCCAGCGTGTACTCCGTGACGATCATCTTCTTCTGGCTATCGCCGGTCTTGGCGATCTCCTCGATGGTGATCGGGCGGAGGAAGGACAGCGCCCAGTAGTCGAGGTCGAGCACGAACGCGGTGCGGTCGCGCTGGAAGCGGTTCGGAACGACCTTCAGCTCGCCGTAGTCGCCGGCGTAGACGTCGATCGAGGCGAAGAGCTTCTTGTCCTCGGACTTGTCCATGCGGGTGGCGCCGCCGGTGAAGGTCGAGACCACCTGCTTGTTGTAGGGACCGACCATGAGCATGGTCGGGTCGCCGCCCGAGTTGAAGATGTTCTTGCAGACCGTCTTCAGCAGGCTCTCGGTGAAGGCGCGCTGCGTGCCGTCGGTGACGGTCGCGGTGATGCCCGTGGCGGTGACGAAGTTCGTGCCGCCGACCGAGTTGGTGCCCAGCCAGTTCTCCAGGGCGCGGAGCTTGCGCGCGGTGGTCGCGGAGCCCGCAAAACCGGCCTGGTTCTGCGTCACCGTGTATTCCATGTCGCGCTTCAGCTCTTTGCCGCGCTTGGCGATCTGGTAGGCGAGCTCGGACTTGCGGCCGGCCTTCAGCACGGCCTCCATGGTGCCCGACGAGATCACGCCCTTGGTCGAGATCTGCAGGTAGTTCTGAACCCGGACGGTCGGGGTCGCCGTCATCGAGTTCATGTCGTCGCCTTCGACCTGGGCATTGCTGCCGGCGTTCGAGAGCGAGTCCGTCTGCCATTCGTGCAGGGTGGCGGTGGCCTTGGAGCCCTTGCCGACGGCGGACATGAAGGGGGTTTCGGTCGGGCTGATCATGAAGATCATGTCCGACAGGTCCTCGCGCATGCCGATCGCGACATACGTCTGGGCGGTCGTATTGGGTACAGCCATGGGGAAGCCCTCAGTTCAGCCGGGCGAGGATCAGCGCTGCGGCGTCCTCGACCCGGCCCGTCTTCCGCAGCTTGGTCTCGTGAGCGGTGATCTGCTGGCGGCTGACGTGGTTGCCGTCGACGGCGGCGCCCGGCTTCTGCACCTTCGGCAGGCCGACCACGCGCTTGTCGATCTTGGGCTTCGACGCCTGGAGCTTGTCGTATTGGGCGGCCTTCCACGCGATCTGGACGGATCGGTGGTCGGTCAGCCCGGCGATTTGCTCAGCCGTGTAGCCCTGCCCGATCAGGTACGAGCGAAGCTCGGCTTTCGCCGCGTCGCCCTTCTTCGGGTCAGCAAACACCGGGAGAACCTTGGCAAGCGCCTCGCTCTCCCGCTTCAGGGTCTCCGCGGTCTCCTGGGCGGCACGCTGCTGCTGCTGGAACAGCATTCGCTGCTGATCCTGGGCAACGGCCTGGCGCTGGTCCTTGAGGTCGCGGAAGTACTCCTTCAGCCGCACATATTCGGCCGGGTCGGTCTTGTGGAGACCGTCCCAGTCGATGCTCTTCTCGCTCGGAATGAGGCGGTCGAGCTCGGCCCCGAGCATGTCGAGGCGCTGCTTGATCGCCTGCGCCGCCTGCTGGGCGTGGGCTTCGAAGCCACGCTCCTTCTCGGCAAGCGCCTGCGTCTTGCGGGTGTAGTCGCTCTGCCGGAGGTATCCGTTCTTCAGCTCGTCGAGCTTGACCTTCGTCGTCGTGCCGTCCGGAAGGGCGACCTCGACTTCGGCAGGGGCTTTCTCGGCTGGCTCGGGCTCGGCTTCGGCGTCCGTCTCCGCAGACGGTTGTTCTTCGGCCTCCGCTTCGTCCTGGGCCGGCTGCGTGGCGGCTTCGGTCTCTGCTTCGGCATCGTCCGGCGCATCGGCCGGGGTCTCAGCGGCGGCATCCTGGCGCTTGGGCTTGTCGGACGGAGCCGGGCCCAGCAGTCCCTCGATGCGAGCAGCCGCCTGATCGACGGTGAGGCTTTCGCCGACAGATCCCGAGGGCGCGGAGGCCGTGTTCGGGGTGGCCTGATCGGACATGAAAGGCTCCTTCTAGGGGATGCGCGTCTCACGACGGGCGTATATCCACACGCGACACTCGGCTATGGCCGACTAATCACAATGTATCACTGTAAGATCACTGGGGAAACCGTTATTTTCACGCGCACGCGGCATTGAGCGCGGTCCTGAGCACCTTCAGGTCGACGGTCATGTCCTTGTTGGCGCCGTCCAGGCAGATGACGCGGCCGTACCAGTGCCCCGACCACTTCGCGATGTGCTGGAACATGTGATGCTGGTAGGACCGCGGCACGAACTCGACGATTTTCGTGCCCGCGCCGGCGAAGATCATGTTCGCGCAGCCGGCGCCGTGCGGCATGACGACGATCTCGGCGTCCCGGAACAGGTCGCGCTGCTCGGCGACGCTCATTCCGGTCAGCATGACCGTCTCGAAGCCCATCGGGGCGAGGATTTCGAGCACGTCGTTCTCGTTCACCACCCGGCGCTCGGTCGCGTCCGCGCGCGTCACGTAGATGCGGCGCTTGCCGGGCTGGTCCGGGGCCCCGAACCGCCCGCGCAGCCACTGCACGGACGCCTGGGAGGCGCCGATCTGACTGTAGAATGACGGGACGTAGAGCGTTTCGAACCGGACATGGTTCGCAGGGAGCGGCTTGGCCTTGCCGGGGCATAGCCACTCGGCGATTTCCTTCTGCCAGGGCCGGTTCGTCTCCCACACCACCGGGAAAGCGGCCATCTCCGGGCATTCCTCGTAGGCCCAGAAGCGAGAAGCGGTCTCCAGCAGCGTGTGCGCGTAGTTCTCGGCCCAGAAATGGCTGATCAGCACGGCCGGCGCGCGCACCTTCGCGTCGATCGGCGCGTCGTCCATGATGTTGGCGGTCAGCGTCGGGCCGTCCTGGAGGCCGAGGCGGACGGTCTCCCCGATATGCGCGCCCAGCCATTCGCCGTCGTGGTAGCTGTCGCTCGCGACGATGCCGTTGTCGAGGACGACGTGCCACCGGTCGCGGCCGAGGGAGCGGCGCAGGACCGAGACGTCATGCAGGATCGTGAGCCGCCGCCGCTCGGTGACGAAGCGCGGGCCAACCTTGCGCCAGCCGAACTCGTCGAGGCCGTCGGGGGCCTTCTTCGCCGACGGGCCGTCGGGGTCGTAGAGGTAGTCGGGCTTGGTGGTCGGGCTCAGCGTCTCGGCCACGGGCGCGTCGAACTCGACGGCCTCGCCCCAGTCGTAGAGCGGCGACCAGGCGAAGGCCTTCAGGGTGACGCGGGCGGGGGAGCCGTCCATCAGAACACCCTGAACCGTTTCTTGCGCTCGAACTCGGTCAGCTCGGCCTCGGCCAGCTTGCCGTTGTCCACCAGCTGCTCGAGGTGGCCCTTCACCCGGTCGACCAGCTTGTGCATGACCCACAGCCGCTCGCGCTTCTCGGTCTCGGCGACCTGGGTCTTCTGCCAGGCGTCCATGTAGGTGGACCGGAGCGTGTCGAAGGCCTCGGTCAGCAGCGGGTCGTCGAGCAGGGCCCGGGCGCGCACGCCCTTGTTGCGGTCGGCGGTCAGGGCGTCGGTCATGCCGTCACCTGCGCGCTGTCAGCGTTCGCCGGCGCGGCCATCTCGCGCATCAGCTTCGTCATCTTCACCTGGAACTCCACCGTGGCCAGCTGCTCGTCGCGCTCCAGCTGGCGCATCGCCGCGGCCGCCTTCGCCTCGTCGACCTGGGCCTGACGCTCGGCCGCCCGCTGGTCGTTCGCGGCCTTCATCTGCGCGGCTTGCGACTGGATCTGCTCCGGGCTCGGCGGAGGCGGCGGCGCCGGCTGGCCGGACTGCTGCTGCTGCTTCTGCACCTTGTCGGGGTCGTTGAAGAACGGGTCCACCGACTTCAGGCCCGAGTTCTCCACGATCTTCTCGAACGTGTTGTAGACCTTCTTGGGATCCACCATGCCGCCGGGGTTGCCGGCCTGGACCGTCTTCTCCTGCAGGCCCAGGATGTTCATCAGGTGGCCCAGCATCTGGTCTTTGTTGCCGGTGCCCAGGCCGACGTTCGTAGTCACGTCCATCGACGTGTTCCACTCGCGCGGGTCCATCGGCACCCATTCCTGGCGGAGCCGGATCACCCGCTCCTTCTGCTGGTGCTTGGCGACCAGCCGGAGCATGCCGCGGAACAGCTCCTTGACCCCGGTCTCGGCGAAGATGCGGGCGATCAGCTCGATCCGCTGCTGCGCCGCATTCATGATCTGGTTCACGCCCGAGGCGGTCTTGTTGAGGCTGTCCGCCTCCAGGCCCTGGTTGTAGCGGGTGACGCCCGTGCGGGTCTCGCGCACGGCGTCCAGATACTCGAGCGACTGCAACGCCGGCCCCATCATGCTCGGCGTGACCAGCTGCTTGATCGCGTCCAGCTGCTTGGTGCGGACAACGCCGCCCGGCCGGCGCGTCAGCAGGTCGTCGAGATTGACCTGCCCGTCGACGATGGCCGTCTGCGGCGAGTTGATCAGGTACATGTTGTCGAGCAGGCCGCGCTGCACCGTCGACTTGATCAGCTGCAGGTCCATCACGAGGTCGGCGACCGAGCGGCCGATCAGGACGTGCGGCGTCCGCACCGGGCACAGGAAGTAGAACGGGCGCGCGTCGATCACCTCGTTGTCGAGGATTTCGCCGCCGTCCCCTGCCCCGCCGAGCGTGATCTTGCGCAGCTCGGTCTTGCCGTCGCCGTCGTAGTCGACCTTGATGTAACACTCGGTGCGCCAGACGATCTCGGCAGCCGGGTCGAGGTTGTCGCCGGTGCTGTCGGCGAGCTCCTGGTCGGCCCACCGCGCCGCGGCCTCGCCGGTCTCGACGTTCGGATCGTAGGCCGGGATCGCGTCGACCAGCTTCTTGTCGTAGCCCTCCTCGATCAGCGCCGACCGCGTGGTGCGGCGGCGGTGCGCCATGAGGATCGCGCTGTCCGGATCGCGCGTGCCGGGGGAGATCAGGAACTCCTCCGGCGGGATCGCGGCGAGGCGTGCGCGGCCGATGACCTTGGTGCGCTTGACCTTGACGTCATGCAGCATCGGCGCCGGGCCGCCGTTGTGGCCCATGGGCGGCAGCTGGTCGGGAGCGGGCATCGCCGGAGGCGGCGCGGCGTTGTCGTTGGCCTGCGTGTCGTTCGCCGGCATGCCGGGCTCGGGCTCGTAGCCGAGCGCGGTCGCCGGGTACTCGGTGTGCTCGATCGGCTCGACCTCCTCGTCCGCGAGCAGCTGCGCGAACTCGTCGTCGGTCAGGCCCTCGTAGACCTCCTCGCTCTCCTCCTCCCGCTCCTCCCACCAGAGCTTGGCGACGCCAAGCTTCTGCATGAGCGAGTCCTTCATCCAGTCGTAGAGGATGGTGAAGCCGTCGTTGTCGCGGTTGAAGATCCAGTTGCAGTAATCGGTGGCCTGCTGCGCGACCTTCTCGTCCTCCGGCCCCTGCGGCTCGAAGCGCACCACGGTATCGCCCGAGGTGAAGATCTTGAGCAGGCTCGGCAGGATGCTCTCGATCACGTCGCAGACGTCGGTGGAGACGACGGAGGAGCGGCCCTCGACCTCGTTGCCGAACGGGCGGCCGAGGTAGTAGTCGAGCGCCTTCTGGCGGTCGGTGGAGATCGTGCCGCCCATGTAGCCGATCGCGCGGCGGACCTCGCCGGCCACCACGGCCTTGAGGGTGGCTTGATCCATCTTAGCCATTGGCGCGCCCCCCGGCCGACGCAGCGTTGAGCGCGTCCATGGCCGCCGCGGTGCGAGGGTCCAGTTTCGCAGCGACCTTCCGCGCCTCCTCCTCGCACTTCACGCACGGCCAAAGGCGCCAGTGCCCGATGACGCGCGGGGAGCCGCAGCGATCACACGGCATGGTGTCCGGCGCGGGCACCCCGTAAGCGACGCGATCTTTGTCAGCCATTGGCGCGGGCCTTCATGGTCAGGGTGGGGCGCTGCGCTTCGAGCGCTGCGACGCGCTCCTCGGCAGCGGCGAGGCGCGTGCGCAGGTCGGCGAGCTCAAGGGAGAGCCGGCGGCAGTTCTCGGTCGCGTCGGCGATGGCCTGGCGCTCGGCGATGGTCATGGACGCCTCACCGGCTTAATGGCGCACACAGTCCCGCTCCGGGTGTGCACGAGCGACGTGCCGGCGGGGCATTCGTAGCCCTGCCAATACTGATCCGCGGCCCAGCCCAGCCCCATGACGAGCGCGACTAGCCCGACGATAACGAGCGTGCCCGCCGTGAATTCGCTCATACGATTGCCCTCGTGTCGCGGTAGCTGACGGGCTTCGACCAGGACTGGTTCGGCTCTTCGTAGTCGATCGCCATCAGCCCGAAGGCGTCCGCGGCGTGGCTCGACCAGTCATGCTCCGGGCCGAGCCCGATGTTGCGCGCCTCGTCCTTGCGCTCGTGGTAGTAGCCAAGCGCCTCGCGGCCGGGTGCCGTCGGCCCCTCGTTGAACCACATGCGCGAGAACCACCGGCGGGCGGCCTCGATGCGCTGCGTCGCGGCTCCCTGCCCCTGGTTCGGCACGGTGCGGACGCTCAGCCCCGCGTCCTTCAGGTGGTCCTCGTAGCGCTTGCCGGTGATGTTGTTGGTGTTCACGCCGTCATGCGGCAGCACGCACTCCGCAGCCGCCCAGCCGCGCGTACGCAGCTCGTTGACGTAGTAGGCGAGCACCTGCCCCTGGCCCTCGATGTAGTCGAGGACGCGGATCTCCTTGCCGACGAACTGGACGATCCAGATCGACATGGCGTCGGCGCGCGCACCGGCGCCGCCGATGTCCCAATAGGCGCGGATCGACAGCATGGGGTCGACGGCCACATGCCCGATGCGCCCGTCTGCCTTCGCCCGAGATAGATGCTTGGCGTAGTAGGCCCCTTCGAGCGCCTGGGCATAGCCGCCCTCCCAGATGTGCTCGTAGCGGTCGGGATAGCGCTCCAGGTCCAGCTTGCGCTCGTCCTCGAGCACGGCCGGGAACCACGGGTTATCGCGCCAGTTGGCCTCGACGACGATCGAGCCGGGCGGCTTGTCCTGGCGCAGGAACTTGTCGATCGCGTCCGATTTCCGTCGCGGGTTCCAGCTGGCCCATATCTCCGAGCCCTCGGCGCGGATGGTCGGGCGAAGCAGAGTCAGGCTGCGCTCGGAGAGCGTCTGAGCCTCCTCGATCCAGGCGCGTTTGAACTTCTCCAGCGATTTGATGCTCTCGGCGTTGTGATCCTGCATGCCCTGGAAGACGATCAGGCCGCCGCCGGGCGCGATGATCTGCTCGCGCTGCACCTCGAACTGGCTGCCGACGCCCATCTCGGCGATCTTGTCCTCGATCAGCTTCTTGCTGGATTGCGCCAGGGTCTTCTGGACCTCGCGGATGCAGACCGAACGCGAGCCGGGGTCGGCGATGTGCTCCTC